GAAAATACTGTTGTATCCAAACAAACATGTAATTGAGCAGTAGGAACTGTAGTACCAATACCTACATAACCATTATACTGAACCGTCAATGTTTCATTAATTTTTATGTTGTTTCCTGACACGCCATATTCTGTTCCAACTAATCCTATCATTTTTATACCACTAGAACTTTCATGGTTTACTGCCAATCCTAATGGATTAGCTGCATCATTACTTCCAAAAAATGCTATGTTGGTTGGACCTGCCAATGATTTTGATTGATTGCTTCTTACATCTAAATAACCAGCAATAGGAGCAGTTGTTCCAATACCAACTTGACCACTACTATTTAAAATTATTTTGTCACTATTGGCAATTCTAAAATAAACATTTCTACCACTTGATGCATTTAAAAATGTATCTCCGTTTGAACTTTGCAACAATGCATAATTTGCCGCAGTGTTAATATTATCTAAATTTGTATGACCAAAAAACGCAAATACACTTGAATTGGCAGGAAATGCGCCAACAGTTGCTTGTCCAAATCTAGCAACTGATGATGTTGGTTGTAGATCCAATTTATAAGTTGGATTCGTCGTTCCAATGCCAACATAACCAAAACTACTTGTTCCACTGGCACTAATATTGCTTGCGGTAAGATTTGTAATTGTGTAACTATTTGTTGGTACCAAATAACTTGCGGTTACAACATTTTGTGCCCAACTTGCAGTGCCTAAGAAACCAACTGCGTTGCTTATACTACTTGTAAAACTACTACCACTAATACTACCTGATACTTGTAATTTAGCAACAGGATTCGTAGTACCTATACCAACAGTACCATTTTCCGATATACGCATTCTTTCACCGCCGCCACTACCACCTTCGTATGTATAAAATCCTAAATAACCGTATCCTGTCCCACCTTGATTAAACAAAATTCTACTACAATATCCACTATTAAATGTTGTAGCAGAACTTCTAGCAATAATACTATTTGACGCACCAAATGTTATTGCTTCTAAAGGACTTGTTGTGCCTATACCAATATTGCCTAAAGGATCAATACGCATTCTTTCAGCAGCAGAAACTGCACCTTCATGTGTGTGAAATGCAATATATTGTGAGTTATAAGACGGATTACTTGATCCTGTATTTACTATTTGTATGCCGGTTTCTGATCCGTCAGATATACTAAACCATAAGGTAGCACCTCTATTACCAGCAGCATGTGAAGTAGCAAATGTTCTACGAACAAAATTAGTAGTGGAAGAATTATAATTTACAATTATATCTCCCTGAACAGTTAATGCTGAAACAGGACTAGTTGTACCTATACCAACATTACCTGCTGATGTAATTCTAACTTTTTCACTAGCCAAACCATTTTCAGTGGTATCAATTCTTAAATAAGAATCTCTGCTTGTAGTATCATTTGTCCACTGTTGTTCTTTTAACCAATACAAACCACCAGCAGTAATAGCAGTACTTCCTGTATTATCACTCAATATTGGCAATATACTTACACCGTGATTTGTTGTAGCAGATGTTGAAAAATTCTGCAATCCTAATAATGCATTGGTTGACGCAGCATCATTTTGTACTGTCAACTTATAAGAAGCAGTAGTTGTACCTATACCAACATTACCATCACTCGCAATACGAACACGTTCAATTGCTGCTGTAGAAGCGCTACCTCCGGGATTTGTCCAAAAACCCATTGCAGTTGGGCTATATAATCCAATACCCTCATCGTTTTTAATAGAAATTCTACCAGCGTCTAAAATACCACTTATATTAGAATTATCCACCGTAGAAAACCCTAAGTATCCATGAGCGTATCTACCAGCTACTAAAGCTTGTCTTACCGATACTAATTGTAAAATACTTGTATAAGTATCTGTCGATGCTGCTGCCATTACTGGAGATAGTATTGCTGCTGTAGTAGTTTGATAAGGAACTGTTCCTTGATATGCCGCAATCGGGGTGGCTGGTCTTACATCTAATCTAGCAGTTGGAATTGGAGTGCCTACACCAACATTACCACTTCCACTTACAAATAATATACCATTGCCACCTGCTCCTTTTACATTCAATAAACTTGCAGCGGTACTGCTACTAATTTCTAATAAAGCACCAGGACTACTTGTACCTATACCAACATTACCTGTAGCTGCATCAAATCTTACAATTTCATTATTACCAGCATTTTTAAATACTATTCCAGTTGTTCCGGCAGAATGTAGTTCTGTGGTAGTAGAAGTAGCGCTTAATATAAGCTTATCTGTACCATTATTTACTCTTATATCTTGTTGGAATCTAAAAAGACCATTTACATCCAATAAAGCACCTGGGACTGTTGTACCGATACCAACCATACCAAAGCTACTTGTACCACTAGCACTAATATTGCTTGCGGTAAGATTAGTAATTATGGAAGTGCTACCACTAACATAACTTGCAGTACCTACGGTGATACTATTTAGTGATGCGCTGTTAATACGAGCGTTACTATCAAAATAAATGAGAGAACTGGTTGCTGCAGCTATTTTAGTTTCTAAAAATGCTGTACCTGAACTACTTACTTGACTTAAGATTAAATCGCCGGTATTATAAACTATTCCAGATCCTATTGGCATATTGTATAAATATTACTTTATTTATGTTTATATAAATATAATAACCCAAGAGGTTTATTTCTTGGGTTATCACTTTATTTACACTTTCATTGATTATTTTATGGTGCCCAATTTGAAATAGGAACTCTCTTCCAAATATTGCCCGTATAAACATAGATAAAATTATTATCTACAGTTATTTGTCCAACAAACCCAGTATTTGTTGGTGAAGATGGAACTTGACCAGTGCCAGGACTGCTTCCTGTAGATACTTGAAGAATATTAAATGAACCAGTAACATAAGTTACCAATGCACCAGTAATATATGTTATACTTCCAGTAGTTGCAGTGAGTGTACTTGAACTGATTGTAGTTCCAGTATAAGATAATGTTGTACCATTATCACTCAAAGCAGAATCGGTAATGCCAGTAGCATCATATGCTTTTGGAATTCTATTAGTAGTAAATCCAGTAATATTATCTGATGTAAACGAACTAGTTGGACCCACTATTATGTTACTTGCACTATTTACTTGATCTACTGTTATCCAATTATCATTTTTACCATCCCAAAGTAATGATGCGCTTCTTTGATTGCTACCACTATCAAATACTTCAAAACCTGCATATCTTTCAAATGGGAAAAATGCATTTAATTGAATGATATTATCATTAATGATTACTGTACTTGAACTAATATAAACTACACTGGAACTACCAAATACAGTAAAATCCCCGTTAACCAACATAGATCCACTGACAAATAAATTTTTTCCAATTCCAACACCACCATCTACTACCAATGCACCATTTGTATATGTTAGTTGATCATTATTTGTTGTATTTAATACTCTCAAACTTCCGCTAGAAGTATTTACATCACTTAAAGAATCACCTAAAATACTATTACCGTTTACTCTTAATGTTGTACCAACAGTTAAACTGCCAGTAATAGATGAATTTCCAACAGTATATGTATTTGCACCAACAAATAAATTTTTGTTTATACCTACACCACCGCCTACTTGCAACGCACCGTTATCATATGTTAATAAATCGTTATCAGTAGTCTTTAAAATATAAACTGTAGGTGTTACACCAAATGTAACATTTGGATTTGCATCCGTGGTAGCAATTTTTATATAAGAATTTGTTGCTTCTTTTATATCTAATGCACCACCAACATTATCCAACAAACTAATATTTGTTGCAGTATTTGATAATATAATGTCTCCACCATTTATTGTTAAATCACCATTAATTGTTGCATTAGTATCAACATATAATGCACTTGCTGTAATAAATCCACTTGCACTTATATTTGAAGCGGTTAAATTTGTAACAAATGTATTTTGTAAAGTTGTATTTCCTACTACAGACAAACTTCCGCTAATAGATGTACTACCTGTAATTCGTGTAGTATCAGTTACTGCATCGCCTAATACTGTATTGCCTAATACTGTAAGTGTTCCGCCATCAACTATACTTGTTTCTACTCTTACTGTACTAGCACTAATATTGCCACTTGCACTAATATTACTTGATGTAATATTTGTTGCAATTAAGTTTGTAAAATTAGCAGATGAACCAGTATATGCACTAGCACTAACATTACCCGCAACTTGTAATCTGTTTATACCATCCGTTGTATTTTTTCCTAATAAAACATATCCATCTGAACCGGATATAAACATAATTGAACTGGTATCATAACTCATGATGTTCAATATGTTTCTATTTGCTGATTTAGAACCAGCAGAACCAAAACTAGCACTATCCATTGGTAATATTGTCAACATTGCATCAGGACCAACAATACCAGCATATCCTGGCAAACTAGAAACATATGTCGTCTTAGCACCCCCATCAACATAATTTATAAAACTACCAATACCAAAATAACCACTTTGTTTAAATATCGCTCTAGTACCAGGTACGATATTTGCACCGGCCGCTTGATTAACAATGTCTGGATCGGTTGAAGAATAATAAGCATAAACTCTCAAATCAGTGGAACCAGATTCAGTTCCCAATTGCATTCTTGGAGATAATACTGCTTCAGAACCGCTTGAAGCCAACCGTGAAAATAGAATTGAAGATTGGGCGCCAGCATCACTTGCACTAGTTGCCAAATTTAAAGTAGCATATTTTGAAAATATAGTAGCACTACCACTTACATATAATCTTGCTAAATTTTCATTAACTGCTGCTTCACCATAAGTTCTATAAGCTGGACCAGTACCTACAAATAATTCATTACTTGCAGTAATTTCCGAAGCAACAATTTTATTACTTGCGCTTAAATTACTTGCGGTAACATTTGTTGCAAATACATTTGATAATGTACTATTGCCAACAACAGTAAGTGTACCCGCATCTTGTATTGCACTCGCAGTTAATCCTGCACTCGCACTAACTAATCCGCTGAAGGTGGCAGTAGTACCAGTCAATCCTGCTAATGTTGATGCGCCAACTACTGTTAGTGTACCTGCATCAGTAATATTAGTTTTTACATACAAATTACTGGAACTAATATAACCACTTGCACTAATATTGCTAGCAGTAATACTGTTTACATTTATATCAGATGAACCTGTTAAAAAACCAAATGAATCGGTTTGTAAAATAAGTCTTGAACCACTAATAATTGTTTCAACAAATGGTGCTTGTCCACCCTGCAATGATGCAGAAGTTTGTGGAATTACTATATTTAAAGTGTTAGAATTGGGGTATGGCATATAATTTCGTCTTTATCTAGTTATAAATATAAATATAAAACATATTAATATATAATTCTTGACATTACGCAGTCCAATCAGCAATGGATTGTCTTAACCATCTTCCTCCAGCATAAATGTAATGATAATCGCCATCATATGCCATCCAACCTGGTTCACCATAATCAGTGGGTGTATTTGGAACAGGATGCCAAATAGTAACTTCTTGAGAACCACTAACTGTTAAGTTTATAGTTTGTTGTATCAATGCGGCATAACTTTGTCTAATTGTAGTAATTGCTTCTCCAGCTGCAGTAGTAGATTGTTCGGTTGCGATAGTACCTTTAGGAAATCTCCATTCACTATCATTTTCGGCAATAGGATTTATACTATAATAAGGATTTCCTTTGTTACTATAAGTGTTATCTTTAACCTTTTGATTAACCTTAGCCATTTGAGTACTACTAACAATTTCTGCTGTTAATTTTACTTGTTTTGGTGTCAATAATCTTTGAACAGTTTGTTTTCTATCTTCAAAAGATTCTGGCAACAAATAAGCATTGGTAGTTAAAGTAAATGTACTTCTTACCATTCTGTCTTTTTCACCACTACTTTCTATAGTATTTGTGTAATTGTCAATTTTAACTCTGAAGTTAAATCTTTGTTTATCTCCCCAATAATCTCCTTCTGCAAAATTAATTTTTTCTAATATTGCATTGTTTTGTTCAACATATTCAGTCCATACAATAAATTCATATTCTGCTTTAATATGATCAGGCATAGTAACTGCAAATATTTGATTGGTAGGAGCAACTGTCTTATTTAATAAATTAAATTTATCATATTTGTTCTTTTCATTGAACTTGGTCATTACCGGATAACTCAAATAACGATTAAATGTTTGATAACCTTCATCTTTCGCAAATGATGTTCTTTTAACCATTATCAATGGTATTTGTAATTTACCTTGTTGATCTCTTAATGCACCTTGAGCTTTTGCAGCATACCATTTTTCAGGATTACCATATATAATTGGTACTTTTATATTTTCACCTGCGTCAATTACAGTAGGATTAATAACATTTTGTATATAACTAATCAATGCAGTATCAACATCCAATAAACTAACAGTAAAGTTTTTCTTTGGATCTTCATCTCTTCTAGTATCCAATGCAATGTTTCTTACATTAGATACAATAGGATTGTTCTTTTCAACATTGTTATTTGTTGGTACTGGATTGTTTTTGTTACCTTCCCACATAATTAATATTGACGGTTAACTAAATTAATCTTGCTCAACTTAGTATAATGACTGTTACAGATTATACTATGCGATTTATTTGACTGACCACCTAAAAATTGTTCTTGTACAACATTATCAATTTCATGATAACGATCATTGAATAATATCAAATCGCCAACTTCAGGATAAAAACTTGCATCTTTTAAAGACAGTTCTCTGAATTTAAATACAACGGTTTGATCTCTATCTGGTCCAAATCCTTCATCATCAGTACTAATATCACCACGATCAATTAAAGTACTTAATTCTACACCAGGATAAAAACTTTTACCTTCAGCCGCAACTGTTTCACCATAAATGTTTGTGTTGGTTTCATTTGGTGCAATTTTAAACAAAACAACAAGCGTTTCAATAATATCACGCAATAATTCTGCATTAAATTGGTTTACCAAATTAATGTCTCGTTGACTAAAATATCTTCCAAATAATGCCATACTATTTTATTATTAAATGAAATGTTGCAAATAAGACATGGGTTTATCATGAAATATTAATATAAAACCAAATACCAAAACCCCAATATAAATTAGTAGTGGAACTGTTTTCATAATAGATGTCATCTTTTCAGTTTCATCTGCTTTAGCTTCCATTTGAGCTTTACGACTGGTTGCTTCAAGATTTTCTCTCAATTGAGTTATTAAAGTTTCTTTTTCGGCAGAAGCTTCACTTCTTAATTCCGATCCATCTAGTGTTACTTCTCCACCAGGAATTGGAATTGTACTATATTTTTGTCGAATCAAACCAAGATTTTCTTTACATAATGCCAAGAAATATTTCTTAACCCATTGTTTTCCAACTGCATTTAATTTATAATAAACTACATTTTGATATGGAACATTACTATAATCACTGACTACATCATAATTACTTCCACTACTAAATGTATTTGCACCATTTAATTTATCTTTTTCAACAACATATTCAACATAAATTGTATGATCGTGAGTAGGAATAGGAAATATCTTTAATTTATTATTGACAATTTCAAAGCTATATGCACTCTTACGAACCATATCATTAAATTCAATTGCTTGACCTCTTAATAAATCTTCAAATATTGGTGTCATCAAAAATTGTGTAGCAGGACTATATCCAGCAAAACCCATTTCATTCAATACATTGCTATAACTCATACCAGTCATACTAAATGGATCATATATACGAGCAAATGCTGGTGGAGGACCATGAAACACTCTTCTAATCTCAACTCTACTACCTGTTTCAAGAGTTGTACCAATTATTGTTTGTAAATCATATGTTTGTACACTGGAAGTTAATTGAACTGCAGCCTTTTTTATATCAACATATCCACCTACACCAACTTCACTTCCATATCCTTTGGCCAATTGAATTATATATGGTAATCCTGTTCCAGTAACATTTTTTCCTGTAATATTAGGATTATCTGCGGTACTTAATCCTTGTAAATTTAATAAATTGTTTCTGATATTAAATTGATTTACTTGAGCACCATATTCATTTACAGCTTCTTCAAATGCGGCATAAAAATTAAGATCAATCAATTCAATGTCAATGATTGGATATCCCATTCTTTTAGCTGCCCATTCAGCACTCTTTTCACAATCATATTCAAAGAATCCAACACTTCCAGTTAAACTAGATGGTGTTGGTTCACTTAAGTAAAATCCAAATGGTATACTGCCTGTATTTACAGCACTACCACTCCCAGGCCATCGAATTCTGTCGTTATCAAGTGCAGCACTCATATCTTAGTCCATCCTTTCACATTTTTTACAATTCTATCTTTTCTTAAAAAATAACCAATATCTCCGTTTGTTAATATATTAATAAATGGATTGTTACTATTTAAATTTTTCATTTGTTCAATTAAATCAAATCGTGTACCGATAATAGTATCGCCGGTAAATTTATTTTTGAGTGTATAAATATTTTTATCTGCAACTGGATTGTTTAATCCTAATTTTGATTGTCTAATCTTTTCTTTTACTTCTGGTCTACTATTTACTTCAATTGCAATCAATCTTTGTTTTTCTTTATTTTCTGGTTTATTTTTTGTTAATATTAATTTTGATAAAACTTCAGGTCTTCTACGCATTACATTATTATCACCTGAATTTGCAATGCTCATCTTTGTTTTGGTTTCTTCAGTATGTTTTTTTCCATAAAAATTTGCAAGTTTTCCTGTATACTTTCCTTTTAATGATTTACTTTTTTTAAGATTAACTTCTGGATTTTTACTAGGATTATTTTCACCAATTACTGCACCTGAAAATCCATTTTCTTCAATTAAATTTGCCCATTCATTACTATGAACTACATTAAATTTATTACTGTGTTCTATACATAATTTACTAAATTCTTCAATTTTATCTAGATCATATTTAGCAAGTATTTCTGTATTTATGTTATTTCCATGTATTTTAAGGTGATTTTTCCAATACTTGCCTGATCCTTTATATGAAATAGCTTTAGAATCACTGGTAGTAACTCTCTTACAGAGATACTTTAATCCAGTGATCATATGTGTCTTTATCATTAAATAAAGATATTTGTTCGCACTCATTGTTTATAAATATATTATAATTTAGTTATTCTAACTTTTAAATTACCATTTCCTTTAATAATTCTATGCCAAACTTCTTTTGGTATAAAAAATTTACCAGACATAATTTTTGGTAATTCATTATCCATTTGCAATTGCCAATCAGTTGTACCAATTATTTCTACAATTCTATCTTCTCTATCTCTATGCCATTCCAAATCATCTATATCTACACTTTCTTCAAATTCTCTTAGATATAAATTACCTTCAATTTGACTTTCTTTAAATGGAAACTCCATAACTTACCAGTACTTACCCTTGCTTTTAGTTCCTAATGATTTGATTCTATGACTTCTGCAACTCCAATATCCAGCCGTTGTTCTATCTTTCTTTTGACTACATCTGTGTCTTGCTCTAAAACTCTTTCTACGAGCCTTACTACTTGCTCGTATTCGCATCTTAGGATCACCAAATGTTACTTTCTTGATATTACCATTCTTACCTCTTACATATACTGCAAATTTCTTTGGTCCTCCTGGAGTTCTAAATGGTCTACTAAGATGTACAGTTCTACCTCTGTGTTTTACCTCATTTAGATATTCATCTTCTTCCAATTCAATTGGCGCATCTAAATAAACTTCTATACCTTCATATATTGCTTTAATTCCTAAATCACTTTCTATAATATCTACATCATCATCATTTAATTCAATTGCGTCATCATTGTATAAACCACGAACTTCATTTACTATTTTAAAATATCCTTCACTATAAATTCTATATATATTTTCTTCTAATGTAAGTTTTCTATCCAAATGATATTTTAATTGTTCGCTTATTTGAACATCTTTAACCAACTTCATTGGTTCATTTTTTTCTAAAATTTCATCCACTATATCAGTTAAATTAATCATATAATATAAATAGAATTACAAAATAAAAAACCCCGGCATTTCTGCCGGGGTCATTGTTTAATCTATCTTAGTATTGATTAGATTTGGTCTAGGTCAGATACATAGATCTTACCGTAAAATTCGGGACGTACTACTTTCTTAGCATAACGAGTCAATACGCCACGACGTGGTGTGAAGTTGACTGGATCGTATACCAATGGAGTTTGTACTAGTGGGATGTATGGAGAATATACAGCACCGGTTTCTAGGAAGTTATTTCCACGGAAGCCCATCAAGATGGTGTTTTCTTGCATGTATGGGTTCTTGTAGACTTGGAAGCGACTTGCGAAGCTACCAACACGGCTTACACCCATTGCGAACTTAGCAGAATCACCGTCTGTGTTAACAACATATCCTGGGATTGATTCCAAGATGGTTGCTACATCTGGACCTACTACTAGGAAGTTTGCACCACCACGTAGAGTCAATTGATGAATCTTGTTGCTTACCTTTTGAATCTTGTTACCAAGAGTTTGGTACCAAGTGCTCTTTACGTAAGCAGTACGATTGGTTGAATCGTTGTTTACGGTGAATGTTGGAAGACCATTAGAGTCATTTGCACCCTTAATGATGTCTTTACCGATTACTGCAGACCATGCTTCGGTTGTCAATGCAGGAGCTGCATTAATCAACATGTCCATAATTTCAAGATCAATTTCCATTGATACATATTCACTCAAGAGAGCAGTCAATTCTGCTTCTGCATCAATGCTATGATAAGCATTCAAGTCTTGAGCCAATTCTGGGGTCCAGACTGCCTTTAACTTACGGGTCTTAGCAACGATAGGTTCGCTCTTAAGTTCCAAGTTAACTTCTGGAATGTTGATATCGGTACCTTGGTTGATACCAGATGAACCACCAGCAGATCCCTTGAATGGATTTGTATCTTCGAAGTCACCACGGGTACTGTCAGTAGGTTGTACTGTATATGTCAATGTAGCATTACCTGGAGTTGGTGCTTGTGAACCAGTTACAATGAATTGAATTCTGTAATATGGAGATGCCAATGAACCAGTGTTATATACCTTGGTTAATTCATTGATTTGTAGGGTTGGATCAATTGATGAACCGCTCAAAGCAAAGCTTCTTACTGCATTCAAATCAATTCTGTTGCCGGTATTGTCGCCGACGTTTACAGTTAGTTTTCTGTATGAACCTGTAGCAACATATAATGAATTCAAGTCAACATCACTGAAGCTTACTGAACCTGTAGTAAATGACAATACTGAAGAAGTGAAGTTTTCAGTATATGCATAACGACCTACACCGTATAGACCGTTTACAGCCGCATCGGTAGAACCAAGCTTAGTGCTGTTACCACCGAACAAGGATTGTCCGTTGTAACCGTTTTGGCCTGGAAGACCACCACGGGTAGTACCATACTTGAAGTCTAGATAGAAGATTAGACC